TGGCTATGCAGGGTGCATTCACTAGCCCTATTGCGGCATCGCAAGATGAAAAGGAATATATAGCCAAGCATTCCTATTTAATGGCAGACGCAATGCTAGAAGCGAGGGAGGAAGGATGAACATTAAGGCGCATTTAATTGTTTTAGGGGTACTTGGGTTTATCGGTGGGGCGATATATTTAGGGTTAACACACACGGTTATGTTCTTTTATGGGTGTGCTGTTGGGTTGGCCATTATGCTTTATGTCGCTATCTACAACGCTATTGAAGATGCAATTAAACACTACAAAGAAAATAACCGTCGTAGTTGATCGGGAGAAACGTAGTAGAGTAGCAGACGCAATGCTGAAAGCGAGGGAGGTGATTGAATGATGGATTGTTTAGATGGACTGATTATGTTGATAGGCATCCCGTTGTTAACGTGGATAGGTATGCTTCCATTTAAGTGGGCGATAAAGAAAGATGAACAAAGCACCTAAAAAAATTTGGGTTGATGGGCATTGGCAAGCCGACTTCACCGCCTCAGAAGGCGATATCCAATACATACGCGCAGACTTAGTTGATGCGTTGGTTGAGGCTTTGGAAGATATGGCCAATATAGCGGAATGCTCAGGAAATATTGTTCGGAATGCAAGAGCCGCCCTCGCCAAGGCTCGGGGGGAACTATGAACAAAGAAATTAGAACGTGGGTTTTATTGCTGTTTTCTACAATTCACGCATCTACAGACCATATATTGCTTTCCGCTATTTGGGCTGTTCTTGCCATTTTAAGTTTGATTTCTCAGTGGAGGGAAGGATGAACAAAGAACGCGAATTGTTGATACAGGCTATTGATGCTTGTGATGCTTGTGATGATGAAAAGGATGCTTACTATGAAAGGCTAAATAATGTTTTTGAAGAAATTCGTAATTACTTAATCTGCGAGCCAGAAAGAAAGCCGATGACCGAGGAGGAAATTGAAAGAAGGATTGACGTTAACAATTTTTCACATGAGGCAGCCAGTGCATTTGCTTCTGGCATCCGCTCCGCAGAAGAGCACCACGGTATTGGAGAATGATTATGAAATACGCACTAACACTATTTATTTTAGGATCAATTAATGTTGCTTATGCGAATCAGCTTGGTTGTTATCATTTCGGGAACATAACCCAATGCGATAACGGAGTCTCAACTTATCAATTTGGAAACATAACACAGATCCAATTACCCACACCCATACACACATTACAAATACAACCAGCGCAAATACAGCCGCCAATTCAAACACAAATACCAACAATTCAACCTCTGCCAATTTTACAACCTTATAAATAGAAAAAGGCTCCAATCGGAGCCTCAATTTTATTCAGCAGATGCAGTAGGTGTAGCTTTTTGAAGCTGCCCAGTCACATCACGCTCTATTTTTTCAATGATAGGCTTTACTTGCTTGTAAGCACCTGCATTTAAAGCACCAATGACAATGTTAAGTTCTTCAATTGTTAGAATAAGAGTAAATTCATTCATGTTTAATAACTACATTTAAGTTGAACAATCATATTGTTAATTGTATGTTGTGGAGTAAGATCAACAATCATACCTGGTCCACAATCCATTGTAACACAGCCACTAATTAGGATTGCTTGGACTCCGATTCCCACTTTTTTAACAAATACCCCAGATCATCTGCGGGTAAATGTGATGCTCCAAACAAAGCTAAAGCAATAGCTTCAATTGCATGTTCCTGATCGTCTGTAAAATGATAAATACCAAAAGCAGACAAAATTAAAAAAATGCCGCGCCACGTAGACGTCTCACCAAGTCTTGCAATAATAAAATCTTTCATAATTTTATTTATGTTTAAGGTAAGCTACAGCCAACTCAATACCAAGATTGGCTTCCCATTTTGCTAAATTTAAACCAATAATTTTGATTTCATTTAAAACACTTTCGTGTTTATCAAATTCTGAAATTTCTTTATCTGCCCAACGTTCAACAACGGCTAAAATGCGCTGAAATACGTCTGAACTAAGGATTAGACCAGCTAACACATGAATTGCTTGCGTAATAATAATGCTCATTTTTTAGGGGCCTCTAGTTTTGTTTCAATGCGTCCAATTGCTAATTCAATTCGTCCAAGCCTTGCATCAATTTCTTTTGCTTGCAATTCGTGCTTGTCTATATGTTCATTTAACCCGGTTTCCAAACGACCAATGCGATAATCATGATTTTGAATAAGCGCATATGTTGTGATTGTTGCGCCAAAAATCACTAAAGCCGCCTCTAACCATCTTTCCATTTTAATATTCCAAGTAGAGTGATCGTTCAGCGCGTCTACGCCTTGCAAGACCGGCATTAGGCCTTCCTGCGACTTTATCCCACATTAAAAAAGAATCAGCAGCTTCAGCATATTCACCAGCTTTATGATGCTTTAATAAGCTAGATTTAACAAAGTTTCCTTGACCTACATTATAAGCCAAAGAAACCATTGCACTAAATTGATTATTGGTTGTTTTTGAAATACCTATACCTGCTGTAACCGCATGTTCAAACTGATCTAAAGCTTTAATTAACATGTAATCAGCATGTCCCTGCTCCCATACATCATTAGGATGAACGTTTTGAGCCCAACCATAACCGATTGTCCAAACTCCGCCTTGATCTTGATAAGCTTTCAACTTGCAACCTTCAAAGGTTTTTATTAAGTTGATGCCTTTTTGGTTAATTTTCATTATCTTAGTTCAAACCAAGATACTGCGGTTAAATTAGAGCTAGTAACATTATAAACTGCACCCGCTGGAACTATTGCTGATAATGGAACAGTTGTTTGCGAATTAGCACCAAAAACTGCTGAGGTATATTGAGCAACAGCAATTCCTGATATATACAACGCAGCGTTTGATGATCCATTATTTATACCTGCAACGTTAACAATTACCATAATAGGTCTATTAGTGGAGTTGGTATAATTTGTTCCATTTGCGGTTCTACTAGAAGTAACATTCTGCCAAGACTGTGCAGGACCACCTACATCCTGATTTGTGGCATAAGCAGTTGTTGCTACTCTTGTGTTGTTTGTACCCGTTGCTTGTGTAACTGCTGTAACCGCACTGGCAATTGTTCCTGTTAGATTTACAGCATTTGTTGCGTTTGTGGCATTTGTGGCGTTGGTAGCATTTGTCGCACTTGCAGCGCTGCCAGTAACATTAATTGGCCATGTTGCATCAAACGTTGTTGTGTCTACAGCCAAAGCAAGATTGGTTCCATTATAATCAATATAGATTTGATGACTTGATCCTGATGTTTTTGTGCCTGTCTGAACCGCAACGGGAATACTTGAAGGGGTTGTTTGAATAATTCCGTACTGAACAGACGTTAACCCTGATGTTAAAGCATTGCCAGAGTCCATTCGGAGCGTCACAGTGGTTGGCGTAGATGCAGACACAGGAAGCGTAGAAGATAAAACAGTTCCGTACTGATTATCATTCGTTTTAATTCTTCTGTTAACTTGAAAAATAGTTCTTTGATCACCGCCAACGCTAAAAGAATTTGAACTTAAAAAAGTCGGGGTTCCACCAAATAAAGTCCAATCGCTGGCGGATGCCGTTAATGCTGCATCATTTACACCAGAAATGGTGTCATATGTTGAAATTGTTGGGCCATGAATTTGACCAAATAATGGTTTAGCTTCTAGAACAATTTTGTAATACTGTCCAGCCAACAACCAAATTTCACCACCTGATTCGCCCCTAGAATCTAATACAATAGGATTAGGCCATGCTGTTGTGGCTGTGCTATCAGTATAAACTGGTAAAGGAGTAGTTGTTCCAGCGTAATAAAACCACATCAGACCACCAGCTAAAAAAGTGGTATCGTCTGAAAATTGTGGTTCTTGAAGGATTGGGCAAAGGTAAGCGTTTGACATGTTATTCCCTTCCGGTTGTATAAGCAGCGCCAGCAGTTGAAGCCGGGACTCTTAGTTTTGATAATCCTTTTAAAGCATTGGCTCTAACTGGTCCAGGTTGTTTCATTGCTTGTTCAACCAAAAAATCTTGCACTGCTGGGGACCATGCTGCTCTTGCCGCTGCATAAGTTGCCATAGCTTCTGGCAAATGCCCAAGTTGATAAGCTAGACCTGTTCCAAATAAATCTGATAGCGCTGATCTTGCTGCTGTTCCAGATTCTGGAAACTTGTTTCCCATAACGTCAAGATTCTTTCTTGCCCAATCAATCCATTCAGATTTGTTTGTGGCAAAGTTTTTTTTCCATTTGGAAGTATCTTCCGCTCTAAGCTGTTGAAGCAAATTAGCTGGAGTGGCAAGTTCATTTGAAACACTGCTTGTAGATGCTTTACCTAATAAAGCAAGTTTTCTATAGGCCGCATCAGCGTTTCTAAGGATATCGCCATATCCGGGATTTTGCTGATCCATCATGTTAGTCAGTTCTTCCTTAACCTGCATGAAAGCTTTGCCTAACATGTTGTCAGTAGAAGATTTGTTTGGATTTGAAAGATTTGCAATTAATTGATCTAAATCGGTATCAATTTGTTTAAATGTTTCACCGGGGATGCGTTCTCCGGGTTTAACTCTGCTCAATACACTATCTTTAAGATGAGCATCAAAAAGCTTCTGTGCTTCTGGGGAGATTTGCCCCGTCATTTCTCTTAATTGCATAAGGGAATCTTGAAGCTGTGGAGTAATTTCACCAGATGAATTTTTAGCTAAATCATCATAAACTTTTCCAACAGCGTTATAGACTTTTTCGATTCCTTTTGCGCCAGGCTCAATGTTTCCTATGTCAGTAAATGCTTGCCTCAAAGCGTTTGCACCTTCTGGGATAAGATCTTTTCCTTGGCTTGTTAATTTTAATCCTGTGTTAAGCTCATCAATAACTTGTTTTAGAGAAGCAGTATTAAAAGACTCTAAGGATCTTTTTTGCGCTCTTTCAATCGCCGATCCAACTAGTGGAATGGAAGTTAGCTTTTCTTCTGCAGTCTTCCACCCTCCCCCGAGAGCTTGAGCAAGCGTAGGTCTAACGCCAGACTCATACAAATCTTT